TCAAAGACCAAGCACTCGAAGCGGTTAAAGGTGAGCTTGAACGTGTCAAACAAACAAAAACCACTGAAAAAGTAATTGAAAAGGAAATCATCCCACAAGATTACCAAGCGACACAAGACCTTAACAAGCAACTGTTAGGCAAGAACAAAGACCTATCAGACGAACTTGATTCGGTCAAAAGAAGTTTGCGACTTAAAGAAGCGTCTTACGAAATGCTTGAAAAAGAAACCTCGGAAGCACTAGCCTTGAAAGAGTCAATCGAACACTTACGAGCTGACAAAGAAAAACTAGAAAATAGTGTTTCTAACATCTTTACACTCAGTAACCTAGTGTCAGAATTCGAAGATTTCTTTGATAACAAGATGGCACCGCTTAGATTTAAAACCCTTATCCAAGGAATTGGCAAGGATGCTCAGATTGAGAAATTAAGAGACATCCTAACACTCACAGAAAACTGGATTGATGAAATGAACAAAATCATCCCAGAAAGTGGAAGAACAATCATAGAAGGAGAAATCATCAATGAGTAAGAAGAACAAGAAAAAAGAAAATTTGCTTGCTGAAACAGTCGAAATGCAGAAAAGACAAGCTATGAATCTTGTTGCCCAAAGCACCGTTAACCAACAACTTTTGGAAGAAGTTATCGGGATCAAAGAAGAAATGGACAGAAATGTTAAAAAGACAAATCAAAAGCTCACTGACATCGAGTTGCTGGTTGAAGAAGTTAACAAGAAAGTTCACATCGACGACAGTGAAGCGACTAAAATCAAGAGCATTGTCTTCAGCAAGGCCGGTGTTTTTGCAGACATGTACTTCAATGAGCAGGAAACACACCCTAGCGACAACTTATTCGCTTCCAAGAAAGGTCAGTTTATCCGCTTGATGTACTCACGTTTGAAGAAAGCATTTAACGTGACTAAGTACACAAATATCAAGCACGTTGAAGCTGAGAAAGCAGTTCAATTCTTGAGAGATTTGTCTTACGACGATTTCACACCCTTTGAAATTCGTGAAACGCCAAAACAAAAAGAGCTTATCGCTCTTGAAAACGGATTGAAAGAAATCGGGTGACGCTTATGGAAATCACCTACAAACCAGTCGGAGTTAACGAGACGGCTGAGCGGGGAGACTACGACCACCTCATGCAACGGTGGGAAGGTCTTGGGAAGTCAATGGCGAAGAACTTCATTCGAGAAATGAGGGATAACAAAGATTTTCAAAGATATGTGTTTAACCCCACACATAAACTGGTTTTCATCAACTATGAAGGCTTCAAATCCTTCATCGAATGGAAAACTAGAAACAGATTCAAATAACATCAATATCCCAACCGTAGCAGCGAGCTAACGAAGCAAAAAAATAATTATCCTTTTTTTAAACAATATCAACAAAAGGCCTACCAAGTGGCTAGCGGTAAGTACGTAAACATATCATTAACGATGACTCCTAAATTTAAATGCTTCGTTAGTTCGTTGGTGCGGTTGGGTAATAGAAGAAAGGAAATACAATGCAACATGAGGCCAACAAGATGGCCGTATTCACGGCAAATAACAAAAACCCCTAGCGACTTGCTAGAGGAATGGATTAAAGCTAGAGAAGCATTCTATGTCAGCGTTGAGCAAGAGCGCATATCTGCTTTAAAACGGTTGAATGAAGCTACTTATCGTGTCGAGAAAGTTGATCATTCAATTCAGCAACTCGGCTCTCGAGTTTAGAAATCTTTGCATTAAGCTTATCAACTTCTTGAAGCTTGAATGAAGTTTCAAGATCATCTGCTTGGGCTTTGAGTAATTCATCAACAAGTTTGACGATAGCATCAGAACCGCCCGCAAATTCGGTTAGTGCCTTGTCAGCTGCTTGTTTAAATGCATCGAATTGTTCGCTCATAATTCCACCTCCCTTCATTTGGGATAACTCAATTGTATCACGAAAGGAAACAAACAAATGAAAGCATCAAAACTATTTAACTGGATTTGGTCAAAAAAACAACCGCAACAAGAATACTTCTTCGAGCCAGTATGGACACCACGAGAAATCAACGACCAGAAATATGAAGCACGCCAACAACGTGAGCGTGAGCTATTGGCAAAATACGGAAACCGATAATATTACCATCTTCAATCCGTAGCCACGGCTCACCGTGGAGTGTAATTTATACCTTTCCCCAAAAAATCTTTACTAAATTACTTTTTTCCTAATTTTCCCATTCATAAGTCTAATAAAACATTGAAAAAACATGAAACGGTGGGCGATGGGTGCGGATTGAAGCACTAAAAAAGCACAGGTAAGGGCCTGTGCTAGAAATAACATCTAAGGAGATTATACCATGATTTCACAAACAATTGCAAAACCATCTTTCACTAAAAGCAAAGCCTATGGCTTGTGTGGCACGCTCGCACTTGCTACAGCATTGCTTATCGGTGCAGGATCAGTATCAGCAGACGAAACTACTCAACCAGTGGCAGACACTCAACCAGCGGTGTCTAATGTGTACACAGCGGACAATTCTGGGAATATCACTGTGACACCTAGCGAAACAGTGGCACCAGTCGAAACACCAGCGGTTGCTACAGAAGCACCAGCAACAACTACAGAAGCAGCTCAACCAGTAGCTGAAACACCGGCAGCGCCTACAAGTTTCGTCAAAGAGGGCGACACTATCACAGTGACAAACCCTGACGTGCAAGTGGATTTCCCTAATGGCACTGGGAAGTACAGCCCGTTTGAAGTGGAATATAAAGATATTGAGTTTCCAGACGATATGGCAATTAACGAAGGTGACAAAGTAGTAACTGAGCTACCTAAAGAAATCGGACTTCAAACATCATTCGATTTCGATGTTTACAACAACGAGAATATCGTTGGTAAAGCAAACGCGGATGCTCAAACACGAGTGATCACAACGACATTTAATAATTACTTCACTGAGCACCCATTGAATAAAAAGATGTCTTTGAAATTCGACGCTAAATGGCTTGATGTCGTTGAACCGGGTAAACCAGTGACAGTGAATTTCGACGGCACTGTTAAGACCTTTGAAATCGCAGAGGAAGGCCCACTTCCAACAGATGAACTTCTCTCTAAGTGGGGCAGTCAAAATAAAGATAACCCTCAAATCATCAATTGGACATTGCGTCTGAACACTGCTCGTCAGGTCTTGAACTATGCAAAATTGCAAGATACCTGGTCAGATAATCAAGAGTTCGTAGATGGCTCACAGAATATCTACTTTGTCGAAGACCCTATCAAGTGGACTGGTATTGACCATGCTGCCAAGGATTACTTGGAATCATGGAACGTCCGAGCAGACGGGTTCAATGCCAAATTTAAAGAATTTAACCGCATTATGTACATCGACTATCAAACTCGCTTGAAATCAGCGGTTAAAGATTCAACTAATCCGACTAACAAGGCTACATTGGTAGCGGTAGATGCTGGGGCTATCTCAACATCTAAGGTCCAATTGGTTGGCGGACGTGGTGATGCGTCTGGCGAAAACAAACCAGAACCAACGTTTGAAATTCCGCATGATGCGCCTAAAGTTGACATCCCAGAATTCGAGGGTGGCATTCCGGGAATCCCAGAGGTTCGAGAATTGCCAGAGTACACTGAGCCTATCGGCACAGTACCGAATGAAGCACCAGTGCACGACAAGCCAGAATTCCAAGGTGGTATTCCGGGCATTCCAGAAGTACGTGAGTTGCCACCATTCGAGGGCGGAGTCGTTCCAAATGATGCACCTATCTTGGACTTGCCAGAACTAGAAATCCCAGAGGAACCAACTAAACCAACACCAGAAAAACCTAGCACGCCAGAAAAAGCCCCTAAAACGAGCGTAGAGCGTTCTAATGGCAAAGTGGCACAATCTACCACCACAGTCTCTTATAAACTCGATTCTGGGCCAAAAGAGGTGGCAAATACAACGGTTTACGGTGGTGTCTTGCCAAACACTGGCGAAAAAGAGGGCATCATGTCAACTCTTGGCCTTGTAGTTATCGCTGCAGGTATCGCAAGTTTGGCATTGAGCTTCAAGAAGTACAACGAAGGTGAGGAAGAATAATCATGAAAGAAAACAATAAACTAGTCGTATTTTACAGCGCAGAAAAAGATAGATTTCTTGGAAAATACAAAGACAGAGGTAACTTAGCATTTGAAGCGGGTTTTACTACTGAGTTAAGAGGTGCACTAATTTTACCGTTCGATTCGTATGAAGAACAAAAAACCGAACTTGATAAACTTGCCGAAGCGTTTGGCTGCGAAGTGCTTATCGTAGAAGCTGAATACAACGTAACTAAGCTTGACGGCTCGGGCTTTGAACGCACGGAGCGTGAAGAATCCATGAAAGATGGCATCAAAGCACTCCTAGACTTCTTGGCGAAGTAACAGAACATGAAGTGGTGGGAGGGTAGGCATTAAAAAAAGCACCCTTGGAAAACTCCAAAAGGTGCAACGTTCATCAAAACAATTTACTTGATTATAACACAAAAGAAAAGGAGGAACAAGTGGCAAATAGAAGGATGTTCAGTAGAGATGTCGTAATGACTGATGATTTTCTTGACTTACCTCCTACAACAAAGGCTTTATACTTCTTCTTAAACCTAGAGGCTGACGATGATGGTTTTGTCGGAAATCCTAAAACTATCATGCGATTGGTTGGCACAACGAAAGAAGACATGAAACTTCTAATCGAGGGCAACTATGTACTGTTGTTTAACAGTGGAGTGGTAGTTATAACAGATTGGACAGAACACAATTCTATTAGGAAGGATAGAAAGAAACCCACTAGATTCACAGAGGAAATGCAACAAATAGCACTGGTAGAAGGCAATAAATATCAGTGGTTGTCAGATGTGCAACCAACTGACAACCAACTGACAACCAAATGTCAGACAAATGGTTGCATAGGAGAGGATAGGGGAGGAGAGGATNNNATAGGAGAGGATAGGGGAGGAGAGGTAAGAGAAGAAAAACAACCTACCACTACTCCCCCTCTTAATCAAGACCTTGTAAATCTTTATCAATCTTTCGAAGCTGAGATAGGCAGACCGCTATCACCACTCCAAACGCAAGACTTACAGTACATGCTAGAAGATTTTAACGCTGACGTTATTCTTGAAGCACTAAAAGAAGCAGTAAGCCAAGGTAAGGCAAACTTTGCATATATTAAGGCTATCTTAAACCGATGGAAACAAGACAACTTAATGACGGTTGAACTTGTTAGGAATAGCAAAGCAAATCATAAGGGCAAGAAACAACAAAAGAAAGAGCCACAAACTTATGAAGAATGGGTAGCTACTCGAACGGATGAAAACCCATTTTAGGAAGGGGTGATATCTATATGCTATCGCAAGCTGAAATTATAGCAAACACAAAAAGGCTAGGGGACGTTTGTCCTATTCATGGGGTACCGATGTTACAGCTTAATATCCACGTTAAAATTGCGGGTGAAGAACAACCACGCAAACCCTCTCCAGTTTGTCCAAAGTGTGCCAAAGAGCAAAGAGACAAAAAGGAAGAAGAGATGGCAAAAGAGAGCATGAAGAGAAACCTCTATCTGAGAACGTATGACGTGCTTATGAGAGATAGCACTATTCCCGAAGAGCTAAAGTCAGCATCTTTTGATAACTTCATCGCTAGAACGCAAAAGGAAAAGAATCTGCTAGATTTCGTGAAGAGACAAACGCAGAAATATCTTGATGGCGTAGACGGGAACACCTTGCTAACGGGAACTACTGGAATCGGTAAAACTCACTTGACTATTGCAATGGCTAAAACGCTGAATGAGACTTTCAAGGAAAGAGGAACACCAAAGAGTGTGCTATTCGTGAATTTGACCGAAATATTACGGAAAGTCCGAGAGAGCTTTAAGTTTGAGAGCAAAGAGGGTTACTATTCAAGACTGTTGGTGGAGGTTGATTATCTCATCCTGGACGATTTAGGCGTTAAACAAAGTGATTCAGGGCGCTCTAAGTCAGCGTGGGAAGAAGAATTTATCTTTGACGTGCTCAGTCATCGCAAGAATACGATTATCTCAACCAACTTAAGCAATGATGAAATTGCAAACCTTTACAGCGAACGTGTCGCAAGCCGCATTCGGACAGGACTGGAAGGGAATGTATTTAAAGCACTCAACATCAAAGATAAGCGCTATACACTCAATCAGCTAAAACAGCTAGAAGGATGATGCTATGACGGAAGAAGAAGTAAAACTAAAGCTCTTTGAAGACTACGAGCGTATTCACGGCCTTGTATTCTCAAAAGAGCACAAACAGAAAATGATGGATGATTTAGATCTGTATTCGTTTATCGAGAAAATTAATGAATATATGTATTTCGCTAAGAAATCGACGCAGATTTTTAGCGTACACTAGAAAACCCCAAGGGAGATAAAAACATGACAAATCAACTACAAACACAAAACAAAAGGGATATTTCAACAGATACAAGCGTTTGGACGTTTCAAGATATTAAACGCTACTACGACCCACAAGATTTATTGACAGAAAAACAAGTTGGGCAAGCTTTATCGCTGATTAAAGGTCGTAACCTCAACCCATTGCTAAACGAGGTCTATATCGTAGCTTACAAAAAGAAAAATGGTGGGGCTGAATTTAGCTTAATTGTCTCAAAAGAAGCATTCTTGAAGCGTGCAGCACAAAACCCAAACTATGAAGGCTTTGAAGCCGGAGTGGTAGTTGTTGACGATTCTGGTGATATGGTAGAGCGGAAAGGGGCGCTGCTGCTACCTAACGACACGCTCGTCGGTGGCTGGGCAAGAGTTTACCGCAAGAATTTCAAGGTTCCTGTAGAGGTTTTCGTTAGTCGTGAAGAATACGATAAAAAGCAAAGCACTTGGAACGCTATGCCAGCTACCATGATTAGAAAAACCGCTCTTGTCAATGCCTTACGTGAAGCTTTCCCAGAGGATTTAGGAAATATGTACACTGAGGATGACGGCGGTGAAACATTCGACAGAATCAAGGATGTAACGCCACAAGAGACACAAGAGGATGTTAGAGCTCGTAAGCTGGCGCAAATCGAACAAATGAAGCAAGAACAAACGCATTTCCAACAAACAAGTGAAAGCGATTCTCAACCGGTTGCCAATTCACAAAACGAGCCAGTTCAAGGCGAACTTCTCGACTATTAACGAGGTGTGAACAATGCAAGAATTACAAGTTAATATTGAACAAGCTAAAGTTGAAATTGTAGGGCAAGAGGTTTTTGAAAAAGGCATTGCTGATGTAGTTGCTAAGTATCAAAATTACACAGTCACTGCTGGCACTATCAAAGACGACAAGAAAGTTTTGGCTGAATTACGAAAATTAACCAAGCAAATTTCAGACGAACGTATCAAAATCAAGAATGAGTTATCAAAACCAGCGACGGATTTTGAAAAATATATCAAGGAAACAGAGAAACCTCTTAAAAACATTATCAACCAAATTGCAAATGATGTGAAAGAGTTCGAAAATCATCAAAAAGCACTGAGATTGGACACTGTTAAAAGCTATTTAGCTAACAAAGCCAGCGACTATATGATTGACCCTCGCATTTTTGATGGAAAAGCAACGGAATACATCAAAAATGGCGATTTTATGGCGGACGGTGTAACTCTTAAAAAAGCGACTATGAAGGCATTAGACGACATGGTTACTTTTGAATATCAAAAACAAGAGGAATTTAAAAAAGCCACTCAATCCATATCTGGACTTTGTTCAGAGTACGGAATGACCGACCAACCGTATATCCGTATGCTTCAAAATCTGACATTAGCAGAGGTGTTAGATCAGATTCGTTCAGACCATGCTTTTGAATTACAAGAACAAGAAGCTGAACGCAAAAGACAAGAACAAGAAGCACTACGACAAGCTGAATTGCAAAAACAAAAAGAAAAGATAGCAGAAACGAAACCAACGGCATTAGTTGTCGATTCAGAAACGGGCGAAATTATCGAAAACACGCCAACAATTGAAGAAGCTAACATTCCAGAATCAAAACGTTATCGCCAAAAAATGACACTTGAAGTCTACTTTGAAGATTCAGACGATAAAGACAGATTTAAACGTTTACTTAGCAAAAACGGTTGGGAATACAAACAAAACTACACTGTCAGCGGCTATCAAAACATAGCTAGTATGACCGAAGAAGAATTGAAAATACATTTAAGTTAATGTCAAGACCAAAATCTAAACCCAAACTGGACGATTTACTAAATCGTGAATAGAAGGAGAGAAAACTATGATTAATTCAGTCTGTCTTGTCGGAAGATTGACAAGAGACCCAGAGCTACGCTACACGCCTAGCAATGTTGCTGTTGCAACATTTAGCCTTGCGGTTAACCGTACCTTTAAGGACGCTAACGGCGAACGTGAAACGGACTTTATCAACTGTGTTATCTGGCGTCAGCAAGCTGAGATTTTGGCTAACTGGGCTAAGAAAGGCGCATTGATTGGAATTACTGGACGTATTCAGACACGTAGCTACGAGAATCGGCAAGGTCAACGTGTGTATGTAACCGAGGTTGTCGCTGAAAACTTCCAAATGCTGGAAAGCCGAGCGGCGCGTGAAGGTGGCAATGCTAACGGTGGTTATAATCAATCTCAACAGCAAGCGCCAAGTTATTCAAAAAATAACGGCAATCCGTTTGGTAATTCAAACCCTATGGATATCCAAGATTCAGATCTACCCTTCTGATTTGGTGAAAACATGAAAATGATTTTAAACATTGAGCCTAAACCTCAAACAAGGCCACGATTCAGCAAATTCGGAACTTACGAAGACCCTAAAATGAAGGCATGGCGTCGTCAATGTTCGCAACTTATCGAGCAAGAATATGACGGACAATTCTACGACGGTCCTATTTCAGTCGATGTCGTATTTTACATGAAAGCCCCGCTTAATGTATCAAAAATGCCCACGCCAAAGGCTAGAGCCAAAACGTGGGATATATTCAAGAAATTCATGGCTGAAATGCTTTGGCATGCGAAAACTCCAGACGTTGATAATCTTGTCAAATCGCTCTTTGATAGTATCTCAAAAGCTGGTTATAACAAGGCCGATAAGAAAGGGATTGTTTGGACGGATGACAGTATTGTGTGCGAGTTGAGAGCTCGCAAGAAGTACAGTCCTAATCCACGCATTGAATTTGAAATTAAGGAGTTGGAATGAATAGCAAATACAAGGACAAGCTAGTCGGTGTATATGCTCCAGGGAGTTATGACCACACAAGCGTATTAGGTCAAACGCAAGAATTCTCGAGATGGTTCTGGGCCAATCACGAAGATGTGGAATATATCAGCGCTAAGTTGGGTATCAACGCAAAGAAACTCAACCGCATACTAATGCTGGAGCAGTTGCCGGACGAAGAATTACTAACGAGGATGGTTGAACTATGCAAGTAAAGGAAGTAAAACAATGACAGAAATTAGATTACAGAATCCATATATGGATGAAACTATCAAGGTCAAAGAAAACTATAAACTCATTCGTGACATGCTGGAATGGCTTGGACGAGGAAATATAGATTATCTTCAATTGCAGCAGATTGAGCCAGAAGAGAGGATGATTACTATTAGTCCTAAGAATTTTGCCAAAATCGATTATTACGAAGTAGAGGAAGCAGAATCATGAAATATAAAGTTATCGTATACTACGACAACATGGAAGACAGTGAGCATGTTTTCAGCAACAAGAACGACGCTATCAACGAGCTACATCGTTTGAGAGGTGTTAAATATCGTAATTCTAGGATGTATACAGTGGAGTTGGAAGAGGTGGAAGCATGAACAAATTAAG